CAGAATCGTTGACATAAGATGTATGTAAGACTGCTGACAAACAACTTCTTGTCGGAGAAGGCAGTCGGCAAGAGCGAGAGCAAGGATGTGCATCTTGCAGTGCTTAGGGTATTGCCCGAAGTCATACGTGAGAGTGTTGACGCAGACGCAAGCAGTAAGAGCGTCATCATATACGACCCGGCTACTGGAGAGAAAAAGATGGTGTCACCGACTGCGGTTGACGGCATAGAGTCGCTTGGCGAGGTCAAGACGGCAGAGCAGAGAGAGGCGGAGATAAACGCACATATGCAGGACACCATCCAGCGAAGCAAGGATTGGTTGGAGGGCAACGTAGCCAACCCTGTCGGTATGCAGATACAATTGGGTGACGGACGTATCGCCACCATAGAGGCGATGCACGAAGACGGTAAGTCAGCCATAGCCACGCTTCCTGACGGCACTCAGTTCCTGGTGCCGAATGACGTGTTGCAGAGGATCGTCAACAACGGGCAGTATGCGGATTACAAAGCGAGGAGAGATGCCGAGGCAGGCAAACGAGAGGCAGAGCAAGACACCGAGAGCGCACCGGAGACAGCCACGGAAGGCGGACAGCCATTGCCGGAGGAGTCTTCCCCTAAAGAGGAGGAGAGCAGAGAGTATGCGCAAGGAGACGTGTTTGATGTCGTTGTGGACGGCAATAAGATGCACGCAGAGATAGTGTCACCAAAGGACGCAGACGGCAGGTTCGTTGTCAATGTGGATGATGGCGAGTCTATGCGCACTCTGTATGTCACCCCTGAGGAGTTGGCTGCAATGGAATACAGGGAGGAGCCATCGGCAAAGGCGGAAGAGACAAGGCTTGCCACCGAGGGCTCCTCTGAAAAGGCATTGGAGAGAGGAGAGCAACCGACAGAAGAACATACCCCGACTGCGCTTGAGCGTATTCCGAGAGATGAAAAAGGCAACGCTCAATTCCACGATGTTGACACCGAGACCGCTTGGGATGGTCTCGTGGAGATGTCGGGCAACGAGGAAACCGCACATAAGGTGGCGGAAGCATCGCTCGCCAATGCCGAGAGAAAACTGAAGGCGGCAAAGGCACTGAAGGAGAAAGGCGAGACGCCGGAGGAATTGTTGCGGTCAATCAAGGAAAACGAGGCGGCAGCGGCGGAGGCACAGAGAGTGGTTGACGCTTGGAAAGCCATCGTAGGCGAGGAGTCACGCAGAGAGGAAGCCGCCAAGGCGGAGGCGGAGCGCATAGCGACCGAGAAGGCGGAGGCGGAAAGGAAAGCCGCTGAGGAGCGTGAACGTGCCGAGGCAGAGGAGAAGACTCGCATTGAGGCAGAGAAGAAAGAGGCAGAGAGGATTGCTGCAGAGAAGGCGGAGGAAGAAGCTCGTGTTGAAGCCGAAAGGAAGGCAGAGGAGGAGCGTAAAACCGAAGAGGAGGAAAGAAAGGAACGTGACGAGAACGGACAACCTTTCGTTGTCTCGTCGGACGGAACTACAACATTCGGAGAGATAACGGAGGACACTGGTCTTACCGCCGCTCCGATAAAACTGAGCGAGGGTTTCCAAGATGCCAATACAGGCAAAGGATATGGTCTTGTTCATATAGAGGCTAATCACGGAGAGCAAATTCGTCAAGCAGGTTTCACTTCTGTAAAAGAATTTGTTTCGTTCGTAGCAACCCACTATGACCCAGATAACATTCGAGTAGGTAAGCGTAGAGATGATGGAAGTGATACTTTCCTCATTCAAGTAACAGACACTCACGACAATACCCTATTCATAGAATTATCAAAAGATGGTTCGTATTGGAACGTAAATAGTGGCGGTATATTCCGCAAAGGGTATTCTAATAAAAAAGAAACGGTCGCTAAGACCGAACCTCAGCAACCGACCAATGCCGTATCAAGTGACTCTTCGCTTTCTGCGAATGTTAAGGATGGCATTACAAACGCAGAACCCAACGGTGAGCCTACCGTTTCTTTAGACAAAGGTACGACTTTACCAGCAGACCAACAAACTTCTGAGAAAGAAAATACTAAAAAAGTCGCTGATAGTGAGGGTGAAAATACACTTAAAGCCAAAATTGAAGCTGCGTCAGCCGATGTGAACACCGAGCCCACCGAAGCACAGAAAAAGGCTGGCAACTACAAGAAAGGTCATGTGCAGGTGGGTACGTTCGACATCACTATTGAACAACCAGAGGGTAGCATACGCCGTGGCACAGATGCTGACGGAAAGAAGTGGGAAAGCAAGATGCACAACACTTACGGCTATTTCCGTGGAACGGAGGGCGTGGATGGCGACCACATAGACGTGTTCCTCTCCAATGACATTGACGGTTGGAACGGACGCAAAGTGTTTGTCGTTGACCAATACAACCCCGATGGCACATTTGACGAGCACAAGGTGATGCTCGGCTTCAACGATATGGACGAGGCAAAGAGCGACTATCTTGCCAACTATGAGAAAGGTTGGGAGAATGGGCGCAGGATAACCGTGTCCACAACCAATCTTGAAGACTTCGAAAAATGGATAGACAGCAGTCACCGCAAGACAAAGCCATTCAGCGAGTATTCGTCAGTGAACAAAGGTAGCGAAAAGGCAGAGAATAAGCAAGAGAAGGAGAGTGTTTTTGACAAGGCTAAGGAGATTGCCGACAAGGAGGAGAAGAAACGCAAGGCTGAGGCTGACAAGCCAAAGCAAAAACCGCTGACTGAGGCGGAGCGCAAGGATGCCGAGGAGGTTGCAGGTGCGTTGGGCTATCGTGTGGAATGGGTGGACACGATGGCGGAGAACGGAACGATAGACGTGGACAAGAAAGTGATCCGTATCGCAAAGGATGCCGAGAACCCGTTGGTGCAGGTGCTGGGGCACGAGGTAGCGCACGGAGTGAAGCGGATGGACGGTGGCAAGTTCAAGGCTTTGCAGAAGGCGGCTCTGGAGGTCGTCGGCGAGAAGGAATGGAATGAACGCATCGAGAATAAGCGCAAGTTGAATGCTTATGCCGAGGGGAAACTTGCCGAGGAGGTGACGTGCGACATTGTCGGAGAGGCGTTGAACAACAATGATGCGTTGAAGCGTCTTGCCGAGTCGCTGAGAGGGGAGAAAGGCATCCTTGCCCGTCTGCGTGACGCGGTGGCAAAGATGGTCGAGTATTTCAAGAACAGAGGCGACAAGGAAGGTGTGCGCAGGATGAAGGCCGCCGACAAACTTCTTGCAGAGGTTGAGAGTGCGCTGAAGGAGGGCGTTGCACCAGAGCAAGTCAAGCCTGAAGGTGTAGACCGCAGCGTAAGGGAGAACCGGAGCGAGAAGACGGAGTTGACAGCGGAGGAGCGGGAACTGAGGGACAACCTTGTGGAGCGTATGCGCAAGGGTGGACTTGACGTGGTGACTGATTCGGAAGAGATGCAGAGAGTCATAGACAGACCGAACGGAAGAGTTTGGTACTTATGTGACCGAGGTGGAAGGTATCGGCAGGACGTATGCTATTCAGAATACAACAACGCGCAATGATGCTTTACGTGCATTGCAACACGATGTAGATGCTATATCTGACCAACTTAACAGACAACGGGATGATTTGAAGTATGACGAAGAACAGCTAAAACGTGCTAACGAATGGAGAGCTGAGGCTGAACTTGCCTATGATTACCGACAATGACAAGTTCTTCCAAAAACATCATATCACCCGTACACTATTTATCATAATACAAATTATAGGACTTTTACTAACCAATTAAATATACAAAGTTATGACTAAAAATGAAATTATCAGAGAGTTATCAAAATGTGAATCACGTTATGTTCGTCGTTTGACCATTGTTTATCATAATGTTGACTCCAACGTCATTTATACATTCTGTTATGAAAATTCTCCGCATTATAAGGCCTCGGACGCTGAAAAATCTGAACTTGCCCGTGTCTTGATGTCTCTTTACAAAATGCGTGGATATATAAAAGATATTCATGCTGTGTACTACACACGTGATTCTGATGGGTATTTCACTAAACGTATAGGCCATTACACTTCCGCTGATTGTCTTCAATATGTTTTCAGTATTTCGGATTTTATTAACTTCTAAATAAACAATTATGAAAAATAACAATTATTTGGTCTCAGTTCAAGACCCTCGCCACCCACAAACCGATCCTTTTGTATTTTCGGCTTCTGATTCGGATATTTCGTCTATTCTTCTCCAGTTTGCCGGATGTGTCGTGGTTCTCCGTTCCCTCAAATCATTTTCTAACTTAAAACCTCAAAACAATGAAACCTCAAGCGAAAAAGAATCTTATTAAGTGGTTGACTTATATTCTAACTGCTGTCCTTGGTGCTCTCGGCGGTAATCAAATTCCGCTCTAACATATTTAGTCATAGTTATTTTATCTTGCATGTTGACCTCGAAGTATCTTAAACGTTTGGCTTTTTGTCGCCACCCTCGGTATGTTTTCAATGGCTCTGAATACGTACTTGTTCGGTGTGGTAAATGTGCATCTTGCCTTGCCGCTAAGGCTTCGAGGTTTTCAATGCTTTGCGAATATGAAGAAGCATCTGCTAAATATTGTGCATTTGTGACCCTTAAGTATAGTAATAAGTTCATTCCTAAAGCTCGTTTTGCTACTGAATACCTCAATGTTTCGTTCAATCCTGCTATTAATGAAAATGATATTTGCTCTGCTTATTGTCCCATCGTTTCGCTCTGTGAGCGTGATGTAGATAATTATGGAGATTTCATTAGTGAACAATCTTTCGATGTTACAAAGCCTATCGTTCCTCAAATTCTTTCCGCTTATAAACGTACAACTCCCCGTTCTAAATTTGGTAATCATCCCTTTTTAAAAGGTGCATCTTGTATAATTGCTGATGACGGCTTACCTGCTTTTGGATATGCTTGTAAGCGAGATTATCAACTATTCCTTAAAAAACTTCGTGCTAAAATAAAATACTACTGCGATGAAGATGTCCGCTTTTTTCTCGTCTCTGAGTATGGTCCGAAAACGTATCGTCCGCATTTTCATGTTCTTATTTGGTTCAACTCCAAAAAAACGCTCTCCCGTCTGCAATCCTATTGTCGTGAGAGTTGGCTCTACGGCACTATTGATTACTCCCTTAGCCGCCACCAGTGTGGAAGTTATGTTGCCTCTTACGTTAATTCGTGTACCTCTTTGCCTAATCGCTATAGAGTTACAAACTCACCGCTTACGCCTTATTCGAGACATAGCAACTACCTTGGTAGTGCCTTTTTTCAGTCTCGTTTGTCTTTGTTACAAGATAATTCCATATCCCCTTTTACGCCATTTTTCGCTGAAGTATTTGGCAAAATGCGATATGTTTCCCCAATCTTGCAAAATTATTCTTCCACTTTACCTCGACTTCCGTTTATTTCTCGGCATGATGACAGAGGAATACTACAATTATTTGTATCTGCTTCGCAACTCCTCAATCAAAAACCACAAGGCATTTCCATAACAGAGTACTGCCGTATTCTGTACAATTCTGATATGCCTATTTCGCTTAGGTATTATCTTGACTATTTCTTATCCTATTGCGATGTACATCCTACTACGTGTGACACTGCTACGTATCTTCCTTATACCACCCATATAAATCGCATGTCGTCCGTTCTTCGTGTCATTGATAAAGTTCTATCTTGTTCGCTTTGGCTTTCGACTTCTGTTCTTGGCAAAGCAAGGGAATACCTTGCCTACCTTAGTTCTTCCGCTCAACAATCTCTTACAAATATGTATCTTGATATGATTAATGAGGACTTTTCCGACTGCTTGGATTTACTTCCATTCGTTTATGTTCAGTCCCTCAATATCGATGCTTATAATCGTAATCAGCACATCCAGTCTTCGCTTAATCTACAATCTATAGATTTCGTAAACTCTGAAAAACATAAAGCACAAAATGATTTGTATAACTTACTAATTTCTAAATAATTCACTATGTCAAAAAATTCATTATTTCAATTGAAAGACACTCGTAACCACGTTTCACGTAATGGTTTCGACATGTCCTCTAAAAATGCTTTTACCGCTAAAGTCGGTGAATTGCTTCCTGTCTATTGGAAACAAGTTCTACCAGGAGATAAGATTAAAGGCTCTATTCAACACTTTACGAGAACACAAGCCGTACAAACTGCTGCTTTCACTCGTATTCGTGAAAATTTCTCGTGGTATTTCGTTCCTTATCGTTTGATGTGGAGATTCTTTCCTAACGTTATCAACTCACTTCAAGGACAATTAAATTCTTCTACTTCTCAGATTTCTCGCCCAAATTTGAGCACAATGCTACCTCAAACTACTTTGAGTAATCTTTGTGATCCTAAAGATTCTATTCTCCGCACTCTCGCTGTTCAGTCTAATGCTGTTGACGCTTGCGGTTATGACTTGTCTTATAAAACTGCTAAACTTTTCAACTACCTTGGGTACTGCTATATTCCCGATTCTTACGTCAAGGCTCTCCATGGTCAAACTCCGTCCACTACTACGCCACCTTATAAGCAAGATTTAAAGGTTTCTATTTTTCCTTTGCTCGCTTACCAAAAGATTTATCAAGACTTCTTTCGAGATTCTCAATGGGAGACCTTAACTCCGAATGCTTTCAACGTTGATTACATCACGTCTGATAGTACTATGGTTATCAACCCTCAGCCGTGGGGTACTGCTACTATGCCTTTCTACAATAACGGCATGTTTACTTTGCGCTATGCCAATTGGCGTAAAGACATGTTGCAAGGTATCTTGCCGTCTTCTCAATATGGTTCTGTTTCTCTTGTTGATGTCAATTCAAAAGCCAGCGGTAATGTGAATATTCCGTCTATTTCTTTCACTGGTTCTGTTCAAGGTCCTAATGATAAAGGCGCTTATGTTGACGCCAAATTTCAAAATGCGACTGGCAACACTGGTTCTATGCTTTCTCCAACCGATGGTTCTTATTTTCAAGCAGGTAATATCGTTCGCACCAGTGGCGAATCTTCTTCTAAAACTGTACCTTTCACCGCTAAATTGCAAGGTCAATTTGACATTCTGACGCTTCGTAAAGCGCAGGCACTTCAGAAACTTAAAGAAATCACACAAGCGCATGACCTTACCATTAAAGGTCAGACTTATGCGCACTGGTCTGTAGATGTTCCCGATGTTCTTTCGCAAGAATGTTTGTATCTCGGTGGCTGTGATAATAACATAGATATTAATGAGGTTGTAAACACTAACCTTTATGGTGCTGATAATAATGGTAAAGCCACTATTGCAGGTAAAGGCACTGGTTCTGACACTTCTTTCTGCTTTGATTTCGATGCCAAGGAGCATGGCATCTTGATGTGTATTTATCACGCTGTTCCCTTGCTTGATTATGAAAGTATAGGCACTGACCCACAATTAGTTAAAGTCGATGTTTCCGACTATCCTACACCTGAATTTGACCGCCTTGGACTTGATGTTCTTCCTGCTTATGCTCTTCAGAACACCAATGAGACTAAACTCGGTTGGACTGCCAACCTCGGCTATTGTTCTCGTTATATCGATTTTAAAACATCCCTTGATAAAGTCAACGGAGGATTCTTGCAAGGTGAGTTGCAGTCATGGGTCGCTCCCGTTTCTCGTGATTATCTCAACAAGTTTACTATTGCAGGTCTTGACTATCGCTATTTTAAAGTTGACCCTGCTATTCTCAATCCTATTTTCGGTGTAGCCGCTGATGCTACTATCGATAGTGATAATCTGTTGATTAACTCTAATTTTGATGTCAAGTTTGTTCGCAATCTTGATTTCAGCGGAATGCCTTATTAACCATTTAATATTGATTTTATGAATACAATAACACCAAAGGTAACTTTACCTAAATCTACTCATCAACTTTCTCCAGATACTCCTATTGAGAGTAAATTGTATGAACGTCCCGTGTATGAAGACTTGATGTATGATACGGATAGTAATGGCTCTGTCATAATCAGTTCTTTCGATAAACTCATTCTTAATGCTGAACGACTTGGCAACTTGCTTGGTACTGACACTGCTCGTGCCGTCATTGATGCCGCTCGTGAAAATCTTGGTCGCCCCATTGCTGATATGTCTAACTATGATGATACACAGCTTATGAGTTTTATCAAATCACGTAATATTCAAACTCCGTCTGAGTTGCAGTCATGGCTTGATGCTATAGATGAGCGTCAAGAAGACATGAAGCGATTTGCTGAGCGCTATGAAACCTATTTGAAAGATAAAGAAAAGATTGACGCTTACCGCCAGTCTGCCCAGTCTGCCCAGTCTGCTAAAACTAACATTAAAGAGGAGTAATTATGGGACTTAGTTCGCTTGGAAGTTCCATAATAGCAGGTGGTGCTTCCTCTGTTATGGATATGGCTTCTAACGCTATTGGCAGTCTCATCAACGGACGCATCCAACGCAAAATGATGCGTGAACAGAATGCTTTCAATGCTGAAGAAGCCCAAAAAAATAGAGATTACCAAACTGAGATGTGGAATTTGCAGAACAAGTACAACACGCCTCTTGCTCAACGTCAACGCCTTAAAGAAGCAGGTTTGAATCCTTATATGATGCTGAATGGTGGTAGTACTGGCAATGCTTCATCTTCGCCACAAGGTAGTCAAGCACAAGGTGCAGGATTGCCGAACGCTCCTTTTACTTTTGGTGATAAGCCTTTTGGTCCACTCGGTGATAGTCTCAATCAGTATTTGCACGACAAACGTCAGTCTGATTTGTCTTTAACTATTCAAGCGAAAGACCTCGCTTGGCAAAAAGATAAACAGCAAAATGAGTTCGATTTTGAGCAACCTTTGCAGGATGAAAAAGTTGAAAATCTTCGTAATGAAAACTCTTGGTTTGGTAGACGTATGCAACAAGAATTAGATTTGAAAGATGCTCAACGTGCTTACTATGATAATGAGCGCCATGTATCTCATTTGATTTCAACTCTACGTCTACCTCAAGAAGTTGCAAGTATTATTGCCAATCGGAAGAGCACACGTCTGAACTCCAGTCA